TCTAGTTTACCAGTGTATCTAAAGAAACCATTATCAGACATCCAGTATGCAGCACCATCAACTTCTACTGCTGCGTTCATACCAATCAATCCACAGTTAGTGCCTGCTTGTTCAAATGCAAATGTAAAAGGAGTTCCAACAAAACGCATAGTAAATAAAGAAGTATCGCTCCAAATGTATATGGCATTTCTACCAAGTGTTGCACCCATGATCCGTGATCCGGAAGCCAGTCTTTGTGCACCAGCACTATTCTCAGCTGTTGGTGTGTAGTCTTCTATATTTTCTTGAGAAGAAAATCTTATAAACATATCATCTTGTGTAGTTTTGTCTCCAATAGTTTTTTCTGTACCAAAAAATACTAAGTGACGATCGGGTGTAGATACTATCATATCACGTGACGCTGTTGGTGCTCCTGGAATAATTATAGCTCTTGTTGATGTTGCATTAGTTGCATCACCATCCCATTTAAAACACTCACCATTATGAATTAAAGCAATAAGTGTTGTACCTAGATTGTCTAATGACCATAAACCAGGATCTGTTACTGAGTCTGTGTTAGCTGCAGGTGATCCCCAACCTGTAAATGATGATGTGTTTGTAACTGTTACACCGGTGTTGTGAGCAGCTCTTGTAGTTCCTCTTACTGCTCTTGTTATACCAGTTAGTTTACTAGCTGTAATTCCTGTGTATGATATTTCCTCTGTTCCTACTTGAATAAAATTTGTACCAGAACTTGGAAAACCAGACGTACTAGCTAATGTAATTTCTGTAGCCGAACCATTATTACCGTTTGTATTGTCTCCTAATGCACCACTCAATGTAGTTGTTAGTGCTCCTAAAATATTACCACCCCATAAAGATATACCCCAACCAAAAGCACCTAACTGTTCAGCAGGTCCTACATGAAAATATTGGTAGTATTTTATTCCACCCGATGTTGTTGCACCACTACCTGTTTCATTAGAAGGCATTGTAATAGTAATTGTAGTAGTCGTTGGTACACTTGTTATCATAAATTTTTTATCATTAAAATCTGCAGCAACTAAAATTAGAATTTGTAATTGTAGAAAAATCACTAAATAAAATAATGTCTTGAGCTTGAAAAGTATGTGGTGCTGGAAAAGTTATTGTAACTGTTGGTGATCCATTAGTTGTGCTAAACGCACTTGTAAGTGCTGTACCTGTTGGATTAACTAAAGGATGAATGTCATAGTAAACACCACCAGAATATATATATAAAATTTTGTTAGTTCCTATAGCTGCAAATTTAGTTGATTCTTTGTTTACAAAATGATGTAAACCTCTAGCTGCACCGGTAAGTTTTGATTCACCTAATTGGTTCCAGCCACCTATTTTTTCAGGTGTACCATATCTAAAACGAACGTTCTCTCCGTCTATCCATTGTGACTCTGCACCCGTTGATGTAACTTGTTTATTAAATCCTGGTAAAAAACCTAGTTTTTGTAACATATAAAATCCTGTTTATTAGGTAGTATAGCAGATTGTAGGTGATTTCAATAGGTTTTAAAGCAGAGGGAATCTGTGGTGGATCATCCCTCCGCAAGCTTAATGTATAAGCTATTTTTTAGGTTTTGTCAATTTCATTCCTTTAAACCAAGCCGGTAATCCTAGTAAAGGTCTTTTATCTAAATAATTTTCTTTTGCAGTTTTTGTATTAGTTTTGTTGTAATGTAAAAATACTTGACCACAATCTTTACCAGTAAATTCTTCTCGCCAATGTTCAAGATCACAACCGGAATATATTAACATATCACCTGGATCTAAATCTACTTTAACACCAGCTTGACCCTGTTTTCCTGTTGGGTCTAAATATATTGGCCATGAATCACCACCTAAATTTAATGTTGTAGAAATTTCACAAGAGTATCTATCTTTATGTCTAGTTAATACATCACCTTTTTTATAAATTCTTGCATATGAATATGTAGGTGATAATTTTAATCCTGTATGTTTTTCCATTACTGGTTTTACTTCAGTTAATAAAGTTTCCATAGCTATATCAGCATAGTGTGAATAAGTATTAGGCACTTGTTCATCATTCCATATACCAAAGTATTCTGTAAATGGTGATATATATCTAGTGTCATACATACTCTAGCTACATTTCTTTTATTTAAAAAATATTTATAAACAAAATTTGCTACTTCTTTTGGTATTGCATTTTTTAAAACAGTGTATTTATTTTTCTTGAATGACATTTAATACTCCTTTTGGTATTGCTTGACAGTTCCAATGTATAAATCTAAACGGCTCAATACCCATATCAATTACGTATTGATGAGGCATGTAAGATGGAAAGAATATCATTCGACCTGGCTGTACTTTATAATGCACCTGTGATGATGCATAAGTTATTTTTGTCTTATCTAATTCAGGTAATAGATTCATAAGATTACCTGCTCTTGGGTCTTCAAATAATGGCAGTGATGTTTTATCACTAGCTTTTAAAAAATAAAAACCAGAGATATGACCATTCCAATGTGTATGTAAAGTATGGTGACCACCCCCACTTTTAGCAAATTCTTGTACCCACATTTCTGTAGTAAATAACTGATGACCAGACATATCAAAACCCATTTCTATTAATAAATTATTTGAGGTTGCACCTATATAATCTGTTAATACTTTAAATTTAGGGTCTCCTATTAAAGTTGTTGAATGATAAACACTACCTAAATCGCCTTTAGTTTTATTTGTTTTGTTTCTTTTATTTATACTTGGTTGAAGAATTTTTTTAGATGCTTCAATATATTTATCTGAAGCTTTATCTATTTCACTAACAAATTCTGGTGCATCACCAAACCATATAGGACATTTAAAATATTCTTCTCGACTTAACTGTTTAGGGTAAGTTATTGGTTGTTGTTTTTTAATTTTTTTCTTTTTCTTTTTCATATATTTATTCCTTATAAATAATTAATGTTTATTGTTATTCTTCTTTTTTCATCTGTACAAGTTGAGCTGCAGTGATCAATACTAGGATCAAAAAAAACTGCTCTATTTTCTTTAGGTTTTATTTTTTTTTTTCCTTCTTTAAAATAATTATAACCATTATTAGTATTAATATACAATAAACATCCTTTGTGTCTATTATCCATGTCTTTATGGAAACCATGTTTTTTAGATTTATTAGTTTTTATATATAAATTACCTTTAACTCTCATTAATTTTTTACATTTAAGTTTTTTAATTAACTTTGAAATAACCTGATATCCTGGAGTTGGACCGACCTCTTCGTTATAAAATCTATGGGTAAAATATAATTCTTTATCCCCTATGTCAGAAACACAATCATTATAAAACCAAGGAATTTCGTCTCCCATTAAAGCATTTTTAATAATCATAAAATCATTTCTTTCTAAAAAATTATCTATTATTTGAATGGCCATCCTAAATTCCATATTACTAAACTATGTCTTTTTCCTTTTTTGACAGGGCAAACTCTGTGCCATACTTGTGATGGAAACACAACTAAAGAACCTTTAGGTAATATCTCTGTGCATTTCCTAACGTTTCTTTTTTTATCAGGATCTAGGTTTCTAAAATCAAATTCTAACTCACCGCCTTTATAATCTTTAGGATCTGATAACGTAACGGTTACAGATAATTTTCTTATTTTACCATGTGATGGTGTATCAGGTTTATCGTATGGTTTATCCCAACTATCACAATGCCAATCATAGTATTGGTCTTTAGTATATTTTGTAAATTGACAACTTTCTGACATATCCCACTGAAAGTTCCAATCTGCATTTGCATTTGCTTGATGGATGTAGGGTTGTATTTCATTATAAATCCAACGATCATTCATCCAAACAATATTAGAATCTCTTTTCTTTTTTAAATTTTGTATTTGTTTTTTATTTAATTTTTTACCACCATAACCACCAGTCACTGCCATTTGATCTTGAAGTTGTTTACCATACTTAACAATATCATCACAAATCCTTGGAGGAATTGCTGATTGAAAATACCAATAATAATTTGTTAGGTTCATATGTCTTTATAAAATTATTTATAAAGAATTCTATTCAAAAGTCAACGTTCCTGATGCTGCAAATTTAGCTATTTTTGCACCACACGGTTGAGTAACAATAGCATTAGCTCCTGGTGAAATTGAAAAAACTCCAGGGGCAGGTAACGCAGGAGCAGGAGTTTTAATTAAAACATAACCTGATCCACCTTGACCACCAAAAGTAAGAACAANACCAGTCGGACCATNAGCACAAGTACCAGCACCTCCACCACCACCTGAGTTAGCTGTACCGCATCCTCTTGTTGGAGAAGGTGAACTTGTTGGACTATATGCATTACCACCACCTCCAGATCCTCCTGAATATGTACCTGTTCCTCCTCTTTGCGGATCTTGTCTACCTGCACCACCACCTGCAAATGTACCACAAACTGTGACACCAGCAACTGAACTATTAGCAATATAAAAAGGTTGAGGAGCACTACCAAATATTGGTGTTACTGATTTACCAGATCCACCATTAGAACCACTACTTGCAGGTGTACCTGCAGCCCCAGCTCCACCACCACCAGCACCTTGTCTATCAGGCGAACCACCACACGCTGAACCTGTTCCCCCAGCATTACCAAAACCAAATGGTTGTAAAGGACTTGGCATAGAAGGTACTTGAGTTGTAGAACCACCTGTTTGAGATGGAGCTTCTCCACCTCCACCACCACCTGATCCACCAGGAATTGAAGCTGTTACTCCACCTGTAAAACCAGCACCACCTCCTAATGCTATTAATAAATTTGAACCTAAAATTGTATTATTTCCTGCTTGAACTTGTGATCCTCTATCAGGAGGTGAACCTGTTTGTCCCCCACCACCTGCACCAATTGTTACATCTAATGTATTTGATTCTAAACCACTCATTACGGTAGCGCCAATACAAGAGGGCATATAAATCATACCACCAGCTCCTCCACCTCCTGGAGATGGAGCTAATGCTGTTCCACCACCACCACCTACCATCATCATTGCACCTGTTAAATTAAATAATTTTTTAGGCCATGTTCCCTGGCTCTTGGCACTAAATTGACTTTGCATTGACCACACACCACTTGCTTTGGTTAATTCTTTTACAATAGCAACTCCAGATCCACCATTAGCCCCATTGTTTGGAGCAGCACCACCTGTGCCTCTTCCACCACCACCACCTCCAGCTCCTTGATTTGTTCCTCCTACTGTAGCACAACCAGGTCCTACTGAACCTGCTCCACCACCACCTGGACTTCCTCCAGCTCCTCCTGGATTAGGTGTATAACCACCCCCACCACCACCACCAGCATAAACTCCAGAGCTTGGTAAACTTGTTCCTGGATATAAAGGACTTACATCTGTTCCTGATCCTCCAGCACCACCAGCGCTGCCACT